GGTCGAAATAAAGCTATAATGAATAATGAGCTTCGAGGTAATCGGGGCATATTTGGTGTAGGCGAAACTCCAACTCAGGCTTTTGCTCTTGACTATGTCGAAATTAGTACAACGGGAAATGCTGCAGATTTTGGGGATCTAAGTACCGCAGCTAGAGGTTACTATCCTGGTATGGCTGGAAGTAATACACGATGCTTTACCGTTAATCTAAATGCCGCTGACGGTAATGGAATGCATTATAATACTTTTTCGAGTCTTGGTAATTCTGCAGATTTTGGAGATTTAACAACAACAAATAGAGATTCAACAGCAACATGTGGAAATAATTGGAGGTATATTACCTGTGGAGGTTATGTAGCAAGTCCTGCACCTGCTCAATCATCTAATGTTATCGATTATGTCAACACGGCTAGTTTAGGAGACGCTACTGATTTCGGAGATTTAAGTGCAACACGGGGTACGATGGGAGCAACAGCAAATGAAATCAGAGGTGTTGTTATGGGTGGAGCACAAACTGTCGATGATACACCTACTGCAAAAAATATTATAGAATATGTTACTTTTACAACAACAGGTAACATGACAGATTTTGGAGATTTAGTAGGTGGTGCAGACCAGGCTAAAACAGCTGCAGCTGCCAGTGCGACAAGAGGTTTTATGGCAAGTGGACACGCTTCTCCAGGTTTTATAACACAAATTGATAAAATTACATTTGCAACAACAGGAAATTCTACAGACTGGGGGGACTTAACTGTTGGAAGAAGACACGTAGGTGGATTTTCTAATAATGTAAGAGGACTTGCTGGAGGAGGTAATGCTCCAACGCTGTCAAATGTTATAGATTATTATGACATAACGAGTGAAAGTGATGCTACCGATTTTGGAGATTTAGTTACAGCCAGAGATGGACTGCGAGGAGCATCCAATGCTCATGGCGGACTTGGTGCTGACTCTAGTTTCTTTCAACGTCCATCCGTCAACTATATGCCTGGAAGTGGAAGGGCTTTACTTGGGGGTGGTGCAGCTCCAGGTGCCGTTAATGTATTACAATATTTTTCAATTCCTACTTTAGGAAATGCCGTAGATTTTGGTGACATGGTTTCTGCACGATACATAGGAAGTGGAAGTGCTGCTAGTTCTTCAACAAGGGCTGTCTTTGGTGGAGCGTATGCAGCGAGTGATGTCATTGATTCTGTAGAAATGCAGTCTTTAGGGAATGCTTCAGACTTTGGAAATTTAACGGATGGAAGACACAGCATTACAGGTTTATCCAGCCAGACTCGTGGCGTTTGGGGTGGAGGAGAAGCGCCTGGTAAGTCCAATATAATGGACTACGTAACCATTGCCACTGCTGGAAATGCATCAGATTTCGGAGATTTAAGCGCAGTAAGAGCAAAAGCTGGTTCATGTGCTTCCCCAACATTAGGAATTTTTGGTAGTGGATTGACTCCAACCATTGTAGATATAATGGAATATATTACCATTGCGTCCACAGGGGATGTAACAGATTTTGGAAATTTAAGTACCGCTACTTTCGGTATGGCTGGAGCTAGTTCTACTACTCGTGGAACTTTTGGAGGAGGAGCTACCCCAACTAAAGTAAATGTTATAGAATATATAACGATAGCATCCGCAGGTAATGCAACGGATTTTGGAGACTTAACCGCAGCAAGAACAGGTGTATCAGGTACTTCTAATAAAACACGGGGAATTTATGCAGGCGGAGCGGCCCCAGGTCTTTCTAATGTTATTGAATATATAACTATAGCTTCTACTGGAAACGGAACTGATTTTGGAGACATGATAAATAGTGTCAGTTATGCACATGGATGTTCAGATTCTCACGGTGGACTTTAATTGTAAGATATAGTATAAATCCCATATGAAAGAGAAAGACGAACTACTGCAAATTTTCCCGATCCCGGTACTTATTACTAAGTATGAAAGTTCCATTGAAGAGGAATTTAAATTCATTGAAAAATTAAGATACATCGAACAAAAAGAAAATGAAAACTTTAAATCGGACGATACTTATTTATTAAAGCATAAAGAGCTGTCCAAAATTAAAGATTTTATTTACGAAAGTTTAAACAAATATACACAAAAGATTTTAAATACTAAACAAAGATTAGTGGTGACACAGGCTTGGACGAACCGTAATCCACCCAATAGCAAACATCACGAACATGTACATCCGAATAGTATTATCAGTGGCGTTTTTTATTTTAGACAAACAAAAACACTACCTCCCATACAATTTAATAAATCTATACAAGATGGTGTTAAATTAAACCCTGAAAAATATAACACCTTCAACGCTGAAACTTTTCTCTTACCCATGACCGATGGCGAATTGGTCTTGTTTCCATCGAGTTTAAGACATTCCGTTCCACTTAATAAAGGTAATGAAGAACGCTATAGCATGTCTTTTAATACTTTTTGTATTGATGAATTAGGTAGTACGGACAGCTTAACACATTTAAATATCAAGGAGCTTTATGGACAAGGTTGATGATTATATATTTGTGACCAATGCCATACCCAAAGAATTATGTGAAGAGTTGATTGATGAATGTAATAAAAAACAATGGAAGAAGCATACCTGGAATAATTATACAACAGGAACCTCTACTTCAGAACCTACAAAAGAATTAGATGTTATGCCTTGTACTCAAGAACAACAGAATAAAATCACACCTCATCTTGTTAAAGCTTTAGAAGCTTATCAAAATAAGTATTCAATTAAAGGACAAAAAACAAATCCTCCTTGGTTAACAAAATTTTCTCCGATACGATTTAATAAGTATCCCATTGGTACGATGATGAGACAGCATTATGATCATATTCACAGCATTTTTGATGGAAAAATGAAAGGTGTGCCCATCATATCCATTGTTGCTCAACTCAATGAAGATTATGAAGGTGCAGAATTTTATTGCAGGGGTAAAGAAATTAAGCTAAAAACAGGAGATATACTTTTATTTCCTTCTAATTTCATGTATCCTCATGAAGTTAAAGAGGCGAAGAAAGGGGTCAGATATTCATTTGTAAGCTGGGCCTTTTAATATTATAAAGGTTTTATGCTTCAAAAAATAGGATTTTTACCAGGATTTAATAAACAAGTCACAGCCACAGGCGGAGAAGGTCAGTGGGTTAAAGGAGACTATGTACGTTTTCGATATGGCACTCCTGAAAAAATAGGGGGTTGGGCGCAATTAGGAGACCAAACTCTTACTGGACGAAACACGGCACTACACCATTTTGTTAATGCGAGTGGTATCAAATACGCTGCTTTAGGAACAAACCGATTTTTATATGTCTATTCTGGAGGAGCTTTTTATGATATCACTCCTCTAAAAAGTACAACAACTTTAACCAGTGCCTTTACAACAACCAATGGCGATGCCACAGTTACAATCACGTTTGCAAGCGATCATAATATTACTAAAGGGGATATTATCCTTTGCGATAATTTTACTGCTATTACCGATTCTGATTTTGGTTCTAGCGATTTTGACGATAAGAATTTTATGGTGGCTACCGTACCAACCAGCACAACGATTACGGTCGAAATGGGATCAAACGAAAGTGGATCAGGAGCCACCACATCCGGAGGAATTAGAGTAAAATATTATTACTCCATCGGACCTGCTCTTGAAGAATCTTCAGCGGGTTGGGGATTAGGCTTATGGGGTGGTACCGTTGCTGGAGAAATTACAGCAACGTTGGATGGTGCGATTGATGCCGATGATACCAGCCTTACATTAGACAGTTCAAGCGGTATGCCTTCTTCAGGTACCCTATTAATTGATAGTGAGCGAATGACCTATTCAACTAATACGACGGGAACAAGCACTATATCAGGAATTACAAGGGCTGTGGATAACACCACAGCAGCAACCCACTCGGATGGAGCAACGGTTTACGATGCTTCAGACTATACGAAATGGGGAGCTTCACAAACAGGGGATATCATTACTGCTCCAGGTTTATGGCACTTGGACAATTTTGGAAACAAACTCATTGCAACCATCGTTGATGGAACAACCTTTGAATGGGATTCTGATGCTACAGGCGCAACCTCAACACGGGCAACAGCTATATCAGGTGCTCCAACGGCAACGAGACAAACTTTAGTATCAACTCCTGATCGGCACTTAATTGCTTTTGGAACGGAAACCACGATTGGAACGACATCGACACAGGATGATATGTACATTAGATGGTCATCTCAAGAATCATTAACCACTTGGGCACCGACAGCAACCAATACCGCTGGCACACAAAGATTGGCCGATGGAACACGGATCATGGGAGCAATTAGAGGTCGTGATGCCATTTACATTTGGACCGATCATGCCCTATTTATCATGCGATTTGTAGGAGCTCCTTTTACTTTTTCCTTCCAGCAAGTGGGAACAGGTTGCGGACTGATTGGTAAAAATGCAGCAGTGG